TGTGTTCTGCATGTAATACGATACAACAATGTGTACCTCCATTATCTGACAATTTGATGGTATTGTCTTAACCAATTGTACGTCAATCTTTAACTCCAAGAATAAGGGGGGGTACTCTTGAAATCGCTATTGTAATACAACAATAACGCTAAGCACCCCGTACAAAAATCTCTTGTTTTCGAGTTGCACCATCTATACACTTTGCTCTATATAAGACTATATCCTTAGTTTGAACCTGATATAATGGTTTTCAAGATGGCTAGACCTACTAAATTAACACCTCAGCTTATAGAGGACATTACAAATTGGCTTAAACTCGGCTATTATCAGGAAGATGCTGCCACTATGGTTGGTATTTCGCCCTCAACTTACTATGAATGGATGAAGAGAGGCGAAAAGTTCATTGAAATAGCAGACAATAAGATGTTAAACCCACCAAACACTGAGGATGATGTCCAGATAGTCCCAGCTGATGCAGCTGTAGAGGGTGAAGTGTTAGACCTTTATTCGGAGTTTTCGGAGGCAGTAAAAAAAGCAAGAGCCGAAGCAGAGGGTGCTCACATACGTAATATACGTAGGGCTTCCGATAATGGAGTATGGCAAGCAAGTGCCTGGTGGTTAGAGCGAAGTTTCCCTAAGAAATGGGGAAAGAGGTCGAGCGTAGAGATAGGTGGCGAAGGCGGGGAGCCTATTAAATTTGAAATTTCATACGGGGACTGAGCTTAGTACCTCCCACGAATATCTCTTGTTTCCATGTAATATCATAACTACACACATCTTGTGTCTCTTGTGTCTTATGTTTCCCCTGACCTCATCCCTTCTTTAATTCGACATCATTTCAATCCGCATTTAGTTTTCTTAATAAACCTTTTAAGAGTTAGTAGATTTGTTTAGAGTTATTTATATGACTAGCCTATTAGCAGATGTTTTAGGTATACCAGAGTGGTATTCAGACGCCGCTTGCAATACTGTTCTTTACCCAGAACTAAACGCAGATGAATGGTTTCCAGAACGAGGTAGTTCTACAAAAAAAGCCAAAGCAATATGTAATAAGTGTCCAGTAATAGAGCCTTGTTTAGAACAAGCATTAGAACGAGGTGAGAGATTTGGTATTTGGGGTGGAAAGTCAGAAAGAGAACGTAGAGCTATTCGTAAAGAACGTAAGATGAAACCTATAGTTGAAAAAGATGATGATGATACAGGCTTAGGAGATTTATTACGGTAAGTCGTCTTCTGTTAATGGACGTTGTTCATAATCAGGACTATAACGATTATCATAATCCCAGTTACTTAATCTATTAAGGACTACACCAATTTCTTTAATTGTGTATCCTATTAAAAATCCAATTACATAATCCATATCTCTAAATATTAGAACAAATGTTCGATTGTTGTTGTATTAAATGTTAAATCCATATTAAATAAAGTTTCTGTGATAGAGTTATAAAACTATGGATTACATTCTCGGCGGATTAAGATTTAAAACAAAACCAATTAAAGATAACTTAGAAAGTATTTCCGTAGAGATGATTAAAAGCAAACAAGTAGTTGATACCTTTAGAATTCCTGTTGGACTAAGCACAGAAGAAACAGTTCATAGAATATCTTTTATTGTTTTATCCAGCTACCCTGCTTTGTCAAATACCACGGGTTTTTCAGTAAAGAGCTAAAGTTAAATTGTCGGCATCCACACCGACCTCCTCCCATCATCGGCTCTCTTCGGAGAGCTGTATCTAAAACAAAAACCTGTTAGTATTACAGAATGACATATAGACCTTTACCTGAATTTCTTACAATAGATAAATCTAACATTGATGGATTAGGACTATTTGCAGTAGGTGATATAGAAAAAGGTGTAAACGGTGGTATCACTCATATAGAAGACTCTATAACTACAAAATTATACAGAACGCCTTTAGGTGGTTTCATCAATCATAGTGAAGAACCTAATGCAAAGATTGTAGAAGTTCAAAGATTTAGATATTTGTACTTTTTAAAAGATATTAAAGACAAAGAAGAAATTACAGTTAAATACAGCATGTACGACCCTACTGAATTATCCTAAGTGTTATGCCTAGATATGAACATAAATGTATAAAAGATAAATGTGAATTTTTATTTGAAGTTACTTACGGAATAAAAGAAGAACCTAAAATAAATTGTCCCAAATGTGCAAGTCCTACTCAAAGACAAATTTCTCGTAATGTCATGTTTGAAACTCCAGTTGATGTAGAATGGGAAAAAGACCCAAGCGACTTAACAGCTACTTCTTATAGAAAATATCAAGAAGCTAAGAAAAGGAAATTTAAATGGTAGACAATTACGAATTTTGGGACCCAGACAAAGAAACCCATAAAGAATTTAAAATGCGTACTAAAGGTAAAGGTATGCGTGGTGGTGTAGGTAAAAAGAAAAATGCAGAAAAACCTGAAGGTGGTTTATCTAAAATAAGAGAAAAAGCTTTACAAAGAGCTAGATATGCATGTGAATGGGAAGACTGTGGTAGTAAACAATGGTTAGAACTTGCACATATACTCGATATAGGAATGGGTGGAAGAAGTGCAGATAAGAAATATGATTTAGATAATGTTTGCATACTATGTAAATATCATCACGATATTTATGATGGTAGAGATACTAAAGGTAGTAAAAGAGCTTATAGAGAATTGTTAGTTGGCTACCTTAATATGAAATATAAATTTAAACCATAAAATGCCTGTATACGTACCAGAACTTCCAGGACTTCATGAAAATCAAAAAGAAGTAGCTAGTTCAGATTCAAGGTGGAAAATACTTTGTGCTGGTAGACGTTTTGGTAAAACAAGACTTGGAATCCACATGTGTATGGAAAGAGCTTTAAATGGTGGTAGAGCATGGTGGGTAGCACCTACATTTGCAATTGCTAGAGTTGGTTGGAGAGCATTAGAAAACGCTGCTTATTCTTTCCCTGAAGAAATTAGACCTAAAGTATCATTAGCTAATATGGAAGTCATATTTCCTAATGGTGGTTCTATTGCTTGCAAATCTGCTGACAACCCTCAAAGATTACGTGGTGAAGGTTTGGACTTTTTAGTAATGGACGAAGCTGCTTTTATTAAGCCAGATGTTTGGCAAGAAGTATTAAGACCTACACTTACTGAAAGAAAAGGTTCTGCTTTATTTATTAGTACACCAATGGGTATGGATAACTGGTTTTACGATTTGTGGATAACTGCTGAAAAAGCACCTAACTGGGAAAGATTTAGATTTTCTACATATGACAATCCAATGATAGACGATGAAGAAATTGATTCTGCTAAAGATGAAGTAGGCTCTATTGTTTTTGCTCAAGAATATTTAGCAGAGTTTGTTAATGCTGGTCAAGGCATGTTAAAACCAGAATGGATGTCTTATTTTGATATTAGAGACAGAATGTACATTGGTGGAGGTTCTCAGTGGAATCCAGCAGAAATGCTTCACTTTGGAACTGCTGACTTAGCTGTTACTACTAAAACCGAATCAGATTATACAGTAATTTTATCTTGTGCTATTTCACCAGACATGAAATTGTTTGTTGAAGATATGATAAGAGTCAAGATAGAAGGTCCAGATATTGTTCCAACCATTCAACAATTATATAACAAATACAAATGGGCTCATGTATGTTTAGAAAAACAAAACTTTACTAAAAACTTTACACAACTAGCACAACGTACTGGAATGAGAGTTAGAGAAATGGATACTTCTAAAGATAAAATAACACAGGCTTTGCCTTTATCAGCTAGGATGGAGTCAGGCGATGTGCTATTTCGTCGTAATGCATCGTGGTTAGAAGAACTAGAGAGAGAATTAATGACCTTTCCCGTTGGTCGACATGATGACATTGTTGACGCATTAGTATTAGGTGCACAGAGCTTAGTACAGAGGAGAAGCTGGGTAGCATATTAAATGGCAGAGAATAAAAGTTTTTTACAAAGAGCAACAGAATATTTAAATAAACCAAGTGAAGCTTCACTTAGAAAAATGGCTGGTTACAATCAAAGTGCATCGTCTAGTAGAGACACATCTATTTTTGGTTACAATTCATCTGCAGGTTTTTGGGAAACAGCAGATTTAAAAGAGATAGGTGACGGTACAGCTAACTCCGCAGTTGTCGCCTGTTTAAATGTTCTTGCAACTTCATTTGCTGAGCCAATGTTACAGGTTGTTAAAAGAGACCAAAAGTTTGGTGATAGGGAAGTAGATTATAAACACCCTGTTACTGAATTGTATAGAAGACCTAATGAATTCATGTCTGCAAGTCTTTTGTCTCATTACATAGTTATTTCAATAAGTGCTCATGGTGATGCTTTTATTTATAAAAATAGAAACAGTCAGGGTAAAGTAGTTGGATTAGTTCCATTAATGCCTGAACTTGTATCTGTTAGAGGTAATGAAAACAAGTTAATTACTCATTATGAATATTTTGCTCACGGTTCCAATTCAGGTGAACCAATGAAGATTAAAAATGAAGATGTTATCCATATTAGACAAGGCATTGACCCGAATGACCATAGACGAGGTCACGCACCACTTAAATCTATATTAAGAGAATTAATTGGTGATGAAGCCGCTGGTCAGTATGCGTCTGCTCTGTTAACTAATTTAGCAGTACCTGGTGTTGTTCTATCTCCAAGAAATGATGCAATGGGTGGTCCTACTAGAGAAGAAGCTGAAGCTATCGCTCAATCATACAAACAAAAGTTTGGTGGAGCTAATAGAGGTTCTCCAATGGTTTTATCTGGCTCAATGGCTGTAGAAGTTGTTTCTTTTTCACCAGACCAAATGAAATTACAAGAACTTAGAAGATTACCAGAAGAAAGAGTTTCTGCTGTTTTAGGTGTCCCAGCAATACTCGCTGGACTCGGAGCTGGTTTGGACGCGGCTACTTACAACAATACTGCTGAACTTAGAGAATTTTTTACAGAACAGAAACTAGTTCCTTTATGGAAAACAGTTGCTAATGAATTGACACATCAATTATTAATACCAGACTTTAATGACCCAAGTTTAATGTGTGATTATGATGTTATGAATGTACGTGCCTTACAAACTGACATGGATGCTCTTTATAAAAGAGTAAACATGGGTGTTTCAGGTGGTTGGATAACAATCGGTGAAGCTAGAAAAGTAGTTGGTTTAGATGTCGATGAAAAGCACGAAGTATATTTACGACCATTAAACATGTTACAAGTACCTGCTGATGGCTCTAAACCAATAGTAGAAGAACCAAAAGAAGAACCAGACGAGGAACCAATGTTAGAAGCTGCTTCATCAGAAGCAAGTTACGAAGCTAAAATGTTAAGACAAATATTTGATTTAAAAATGGATAGTGTAGATGCCGCACCAGAGACAACAAGACAAGCAATAGCACCAAAGCCTTCAAGAAATATGTGGATGTTTACAACTAGAGAAGCTGCTGAAGAAAGAGCTAGACAAATAGGTTGCTCTGGTTTTCATACTCATAAAATTGAAGACATGACCTA